AGGATGGCACCATCTGGATTTATCGGTGCGCCACCTAGCCAAGTATCCGAAGCAGAGTCAGTTGCAGACAACGTAAACACTCAAAAGCAAGAAGGTACATTCATCATCAATGCAGCCGCTGTTGAGTTCGCAGGCGAGTCTGACATTATGAAAATGCTTAAAGACGCGCAGAAAGAAGCAGTTAGACGCGGAATAACAGTTGACAATCCAGAACGCAGTGCTAAACTAATAGATGTAGCCGTATCACGAGGAGAAGTGACGGTTGCACCTCATCTCGTCAAAATCATCGGTGAAGACCGCCTTACCAAGATAAACAATCGCGGTAAACCGGAAGTTAAAGAACGCATCGAAGAGAACGGTCAGCAGGCCGTAGGTGCGGCTGAAGGTGGGTTCCTTGGTTTTATTGACAGCATCAACCCTTTTTCATCTAGCGAAGAAGAAACACCCCAGCAAGGCTTTGCTACGGTACCTGTAAAGCCCGTAGAAGCGCAGCCTGTACCTGCAGGTAGGGAGCTAGAGGGTGACGTAGGAGAAGCAGAGTATGATGCTCCTATGGATGAATACGGCGATGTTCCGAAAAGTTTAAAGGAAGCTGCATCTCAATTTGGTGCGAAAGTACGCACTCGTTCAAACATTAAAGACTTCATGAGCGATTTGTCAGACGTAGATGCTTTGGCTCTTCTTATTATGTCAGAAACAGTATCCAACAGAGACCCTGTAGATGATATGAAAGCTATTGGTCAGGTCGTTGTCAACCGCGCAAACTCAAATTACAGAAACTTCAAAAAACAAAACACTATAAAAGACGTGATTTTATCTCAAACCAAAGGGGGTGCCTTTGAGTTTGCAGGAGTGGATAAGACACCTTTTAACAGAATACTTAAAGATATTAAACAGGGTAAAGCAGATAGGGGTCTTGCAAAAGCCTACTCCGCAGCTAACGATGTGTTGAGTGGCGAAATGGAAGCAGAGCCTATCGTATCTCCTAACACCTTGTACTACACTTTACCTAAAGCTCAAAGTCAGTGGATGAGAAAAAGCCCTGACCTTCAGCTATCTACCAAGTTTGGAAAGCACGAATTTTACGAAGTTCGATAGCTTTACATATTAGTCAGCTACCCGCATAGCGGCCCTGACATAACCGAAGCGGCTACCTACACGCCAAGTAGCCCCGCATTATGAGGTAAAAAATGGCAAAAGCAAAAGGCCACAGAGCCAACAAACCAAATGACTCCTTCGGAGTAACTAACGCCAATAACTTGTATCGTGGAAAATATCGTGACGAAGTTTACGAAGACGAAGATGAGAAATTAGAAGCGTCTGAAGAAACCCAAGAAGCTGACCCCGCAGAAGCGGCTACTCAGAATGACGATAGTTTCGTTCCTCAAAAGGAAACAAAGGACTCGGAACACGACTACAAAAAACGGTATGACGACCTGAAGAAGCACTACGATAGCAAGGTTAATGAGTTTAAAGGGGAGATTGATAGTCTTCGCAAAGCCATGAATGACCGTGCTGTTGAAATGCCAAGGGGTGTAACACCACCAAGAACTCAAGAAGAACTCGAAGAGTTTAAGGAACGTTACCCTGACGTATTTGAAGTGGTTCAAACTGTCTCGTCTATGCAGACAGAATCTCAGGTGTCAAAGCTCCGAGAAGAAATTGGTACCATCAAAGAACGGGAACAGCAGTTAGAAAAGCAGAAAGCGTACGAAGAACTGCTTAGATTGCATCCTGACTTCGATGAAATCAAGACTACAGATGAGTTCTTGAACTGGCTCGAAGAGCAGCCAAAAACACTATCAGACGGTATTTACAAAAACAATACTGACTCACGGTGGGCGGCTCGTGTAGTGGACTTGTATAAAGCCGATACTGGTCTTAACAAACCAAAGAAGTCGAAGCGGCAGGAAAGTGCAGCAGATGCTGTAACAAAGACCCCTGCTAGAGAAGTTGCTACTGACCCAAGTGCGGGAAAGAAAATCTTCAAGGCTTCGCATATCGCCAAGATGAAACCTTGGGAGTTCGAAAAGCTAGAAGGCGAAATCGACTCTGCAAGGGCAGAAGGGCGAATTGATTACAACTCTTAATCCTCAAGGAAGGGATTGAACTAATGGCTTTTGATAGCGCATCAGGTTACAATAACCTGCCGTCTGGGAATTTCACACCTGAAATTTTCAGTCAAAAAGTTCTCAAGTTCTTCCGTCGTGCTTCGGTTGCAGAAGATATTACTAATACCGACTACGCTGGCGAAATTGAAAACTTCGGTGATACAGTACGTATCATTAAGGAACCAACAATCACTGTGTCTTCATACTCACGCGGTTCTGTGGTAAACCCACAAGACCTCGCTGATGACCAGATTACTATGGTTGTTGACCAAGCAAACGCATTTGCGTTTAAGATTGACGACATCGAAGAGCGTCAGTCACACGTCAACTTCGAAGCATTGGCTACTTCTTCAGGCGCATACTCCCTGAAGCGTAAGTACGACGCTAACGTTCTTGACCTCATGGCAACTGAAGCTGGTCTAACTGGCGAATCAGGTGCTTCTGTGGCTCAGATTGGCAGCATCGGTACTCTCGGTACAGCTTTGGATATCGGCGGCAACGCAAATCCCGGCAATCTAGCGGTTAATACTATGCTGGCAATGGCTCAGTCACTTGATGACCAGTCTGTTCCAGAAGAGAACCGTTGGTTCGTTGCACCACCAGCTTTCTACAAGCACCTGTTCTCAGCAGGAGCAAAGTTCGCAGAAGTTCAGGTAACTGGCGACGCGACTTCTCCACTGCGTAACGGTCTGGTGTCACTAGGCAACATCGCTGGTTTCCAGTGTTACAAGTCAACTGCACTCGTTTCTAGCGGTGCTACTGACCAAGTAACCATTACTGGTCTAGCAACAGATGGCACAGAGAACGTTATTCTCGGTGGTCACATGTCTGCAACAGCTACTGCTTCGCACATTGCGAAAACAGAAGTTGTCCGTTCAACTGAAACTTTCAGCGACATCGTTCGTGGTCTTCATGTGTTTGGACGTAAAGTCCTTCGCCCAGAAGCAATCGTTCGCGGCGTTGTTAGCTTAGATTAGTAGGGGAGATTAACTAATGGCTACTTACAACGTAACTGGTGCCGTAGCTGGTATCCCTCTTGGTAAGAAGATGCAGACTGTTGAAGTCGTTCTCGACTTTACATCTACTAATCTTGCTGCAGGAGACATCGTTAATGTTTTTGAAATTCCAGACAACACTCTGGTTTTGATGGCTGGTATCGAAGTATTCCAAGCTGCATCTACAGGCTCACCTACAATTGACATGGGTGACGCTGGTGCCGCAGATACTTGGGTAACTGACGTTAGCGGTTCTGCTGTTGCACAAGAGTTTGGTCAAACTGCTAAACTCTACACTGCTGCAGACAACATCGACATTATCGGTGTTACTGCTACATTCGACGGTAAAATCCGTTGTGTTGCAGTGATGTGTGACTTGGGTGACCCCGGCGTGGGCGCACCATTCGCATAAACAACTTAATTGAGGGGGAGGGGTAACTTTCCCCCTTGACGACTTTTTAATTTTATGATATAAGCAGCTACCCTCTGCAGGGATATACCCCCAATGTTCAAAGCAATACTTTTTATATGTAGTCCACTACTAGGAAGTACAGAGTGTCTAGAAATAGAAGACATTCGGGGACCTTATGATACACAAGGACAGTGTATAGAACGTGTAGTAGAAATGTACTTTTCTACACAGACAATTATACCACCCCCATATGAGTCTGTTAAGTACAAGTGTGAAAGTTCATTATAATGCCTCGTAAAAAAGAAACACCTATAAAAAAGACAACTAAAGGAAAGGGTGCTAACTATCGCCCTACTAAGTCTGGCGCAGGTATGACTGCAAAAGGCGTTAAAGAATATAAGAAAAAGAACCCCGGTTCTAAATTAAAAACAGCAGTTACGGGTAAAGTTAAGCCCGGAAGTAAAGCTGCTAAACGTCGTAAGTCTTTCTGCGCTAGGTCAGCAGGGCAGATGAAAAAGTTTCCCGGTGCTGCAAAAGACCCCAATAGTCGTTTGCGCCAAGCAAGAAAGAGATGGAAATGCTAACTGCACTCATAGGGCCGATATCTTCTATAGCTAGTACGTGGCTCGAAGGTAAAGTGGAAAAGACAAAAGCAGAAACAGGAGCTAAAGTTGCAAAAGCTAAAGCTGAAGCTGTCATTATGGAAAAGAAAGCTACTGGCGAAATCGACTGGGATTTGGCTATGGCTGAAGGAAGCAAGCACTCTTGGAAAGATGAGTGGATTACAGTTTTATTCTCGGTACCTCTCATACTGGCCTTCTGTGGTGACTGGGGTAGAGAAATTGTGCAAGAAGGTTTCACAGCTTTACAAGCGATGCCGGAGTGGTATCAGTACAGCTTGGGCCTCATTGTTGCAGCGTCGCTAGGTATGCGTGGTGCAACCAAGATGTTTGGAAAGAAGTGATGAGTGTCGAAACCTTTCTCAAGTGGAAGATACTACCACGTTTTATGATGCTAGCCAGTACAATCATGTCTTGGCGTTGCGCTGAGTGGTTCATGGCTTTACCCGACCCAACAGGCGCACAGTCAGCTTTTGTATCTGTAGTGATGGGCGTTATGACTGGCGTATTTGGTATTTGGATGGGTCACGAACACAAGGGTGATAACCAGTGAAACAAGCAGCTACAAAGCTAAACGAAGCAAGCGAGATAACTATCCCTCTCCGCAATCTCATCAGTATGATTGCGTTTACTGCTGTTAGTGTGTGGGTTTACTTTGGCTTAACTGAGCGTATTAGTTTTTTAGAACACAACCTAGAACTTACGATGGAAGAAGTCGAGGAAAACGATAATTGGATAGATGATTTTGAGCCGCCTCAGTCTGTGCAAAATACAGTTGCTAGGGTTCATCACCTTGAGATTGAGTTAGCCAAGTTAAAGTTAATGATAGAGAGTAACCGATGAATTACAATCGTGGTAAGTTAATTGACCAACTAATCCTGCATGAAGGCCTTAAACTAAAGGTCTATCAAGACCACCTTGGTATAGACACAATTGGTGTTGGGCGAAACCTAGAAGACAGAGGCATCACAGACGGCGAACTAGCCTTTATGAGCCTTCTTAAAAACGAAATATACGACACGGGTATTACAGAAGCTAATGCTCGTTTCCTTTTGTCCAACGATATAGACATTGTAGAGAAAGAACTACTTAATGCTCACCCTTGCATTGAACGCCTTGATGATGTTCGTATTCGTGTGGTACTTGACATGGCCTTTAACATGGGAGTACCGCGTCTTTGTAAGTTTAAGAACATGTGGGCGGGTATCGAGTGTGGTGATTACGTCAAGGCTTGTGTCGAGATGCTTGATTCTCGCTGGGCAAAACAGGTAGGTAACAGAGCTATTCGTCTATCGGAGGCTATGAGAACAGGAGAACTCAATGCCAGCGGCTAAAAAGAAAACCAAAAGTAAAGTAAACGCGGCTGGTAACTATACCAAGCCAACCATGAGAAAGCGGCTATTCAATAGCATCAAAGCAGGTAGCAAAGGCGGTAAGCCCGGTCAATGGTCAGCACGTAAAGCTCAGATGCTTGCAGTAGCCTACAAAAAAGCAGGTGGCGGATACAAATGATTGCAGAAACATTAGCGGGTATCGCACTTGTAAAGAGTGCTGTCGATGGCATCAAATCCGCTATTGGTACAGCAAACGACATAAGCGAGATTGCACAGCATATAGACAATCTGTTTGAGGGTGAAAGCCAAGTCCAAAAGTCTCGCAACAAAAAAGCGGGTATGGACCAGTTTAACGTTAAGTCCGTAGCTCAAGAAACAATAGATGCACGGTTAGCTCAAGAAAAAATGTATGAGATGAGCCAGATGATTGACCTACGGTTTGGTCACGGCACATGGGCAGGTATCGTCAACGAAAGAGCTAGACGTATCCAAGAGGCTAAAGAAGCTGCTAGAAAACAGCGAATAGAGAAAGCCAAACAGCAACACGAGTTGATGGAAACCTTAAAAACTGTAGCTATACTTATTGCTGTAGTTCTAGTGACGGTAGGCTCTTTAGTAGCTGTTCTATTGACTTAATCCTACACATACTGTATAATGGTAGTATTTAGGAGTTCTCATGCAGAAGCTGGCTGTAGAAGCATTAACTCACCGATACAACTTGGAGATGCTGGATGCAAAGACTGTGTTCAACAATCATTACAAAAGCTCTGATTTTACAGGTGACCATCCGAGTCTTCTTAAAGATATGGATGCAGCGGTTCAAAAATACACAGAAGCTGTCGAAAAACTAAGGGTACTGTCGTACTTAGCAGGAGACTTATATGGCCTTGAAGAAGAGCCAACGCTCTTTGAAAGCGTGGACTAAGCAGAAGTGGAGAACCAAGAGTGGAAAACCTTCTACTCAAGGCTCCAAAGCCACAGGCGAACGCTACCTTCCTGAAAAAGCAATTAAAGCACTCACCCCCGCTGAGTATGCGGCAACGACTCGTGCGAAACGAAAGGCTACGAAACGCGGGAAGCAGGTCGCAAAGCAACCGAAGAAAATCGCAAAGAAGACTCGCACGTATAGGAAGACTAGCTAATGCCCATTACAGCTAACGGGTCTAAATTTACCACTGAGATTGTTGACTTAAACTCCACAAACAAAACCAGTGTGTACACTGTACCTGTTAATTTTTCATCACATCTTGAAAACTTAATGATTACTAACAATCACACAGGTAATATCACTATAGATTTGTTTTTGTACCACGCTGATGATGCTACGGAGCATACTATACTGACAGCACACGCCATATCCGGTGGCTCATACGAATCCATATTTAGTGTAGAACGCCCCTTGTTTTTACATGCAGGTGACATCCTTAAAGTTACAGCAGCCACGGCTGATAAAATTGTAGTGATTGTTGCTTGCGAAGAATTTTACGAACCACACAGGTAGACTATGACATATCTTGAACTAATCAATGCTGTACTGCGAGAAATAAACGAAGTTGAAATAACCAGTGTTGCGTCCACTCGTGGTATCCAGACATCTATTAAGGATTTTATTAACAAGTCACAGCGTGACATTATCAACTCCGAGATAGAGTGGCCCTTCACCGTTTCTGCTGCTACTATTACTACGGGAGCAGGCACAGGCGAGTATGCTAGGGAGTCGGACGCAAAAACAATAGACTATGACAGTTTTACCATACAAGAATCTGCAAGTACAGCAGAGCGTACACTGAAGTATATTTCGTACGAAGAGTACATACAAAAGTTTAACGAGACAGATACCAACCCTACTGGCGATGCTAGAGGGTTGTCTCAGTATGTGTACGAGACTCCTGACCACAAGATTGGCTTGTCTCCTGTTCCTGACGTTGCCACCTATACTGTTCGCTACTTTTACTACAAAACAAACAGCGATATGGCTGCTAACACAGACACCCCTGCTATTCCTGAACGCTTTCATGATGTGATTGTAAACCGAGCAAGGTATTACGCTCACATGCTTCGTTCAGACGTGCAGTTCTCTCAGCTTGCCCTTCGGGATTATCAGGAAGGTCTTCAGCGTATGAGAATTGAAATCATCAACAAGAAAGATTACATGAGAGCAGTTTAATGGCAGACACCTCGCTTCTTGACCCGTTTGTTGTTCGTTTGGGTGGTGGCCTTATTTTGGATAAGGATACGTTTTCTATTCCGCCGGGTGCTGCTCTACAACTGCAAAACTTTGAACCAGACATCAACGGTGGATACCGCCGCATCAATGGGTACGCAAAGTATGATACTGCTCAAGTAGGCGGGTCCTCTGGTACTATTCTTGGTGTACAGATATACAAAAATCAAGTTATAGCTTCTAAAGGAACAGCGGTATATAAAGGAACAGGAAGCGGTTGGACAAGTATTGACACGGGACGAACCAGTGCAGGACGCTACGACTTCGCTGTATTTAATTTTAATAACACAGAAAAAGTTATTTGGTGTGATGGCGCAAACAATGCGTCTGTTTACGACAACAGCAGCGTAACTGACATTAGCGCAACGGGCGCACCTGCTGACCCAGAGTTCGTTGCTGTGTTTAAGAACCACGTATTCTTTGGTGGTATGTCCAGTAACCCCCAAGAAATTATTTTTACAGCACCCTTTGATGAAACAAATTTTAGTCCGTCTATTGGTGCTGGCTCTATAAGGGTAGACAGTGCTGTTAAAAGGTTAAAGGTCTTTCGTGACCGCCTGTTTATATTTTGTGAAGACGAGATATTCTTTGTTGCAGGTTCTTCTGTAACAGACTTTCAACTACAACCAGTGACTCGTAATATTGGGTGTGTTGATGGTTTTAGTGTACAGGAGATAGCGGGTGATTTAATCTACCTTGCTCCTGACGGTTTACGTACGATTGCTGGTACTGAGAAGATTGGCGACGTGGAGTTAGGTACTGTGTCTAAACAGATTCAGCCTCGGCTAGACAACGTAGACACAGACAGGATATCTAGTGTTGTTATTCGTGGTAAGT